GGGCAATAGCTTCTGGTGAAACCCCTACACCTGACGAAGCGCAAGATGCGTTTGATATGCTCAACGACTTACTCGACCAGCTGTCAAACGAATCCATGATGACGTTTTATAAGACTGAGATCATTTTCCCGATAACTCCAGGTCAAACTCAGTACACAATCGGGCCAGGCGGTCAAATTGGCGCTCAAGTGGTCGGATCAATATCAGGAAATATCTTAACGATTACATCCATCAATTCTGGTGGTGTTGCAGTCGGTCAGACTTTGTCAGGAACAGGAATAACAACAGGAACTACAATTGTAGGATTTCTGACAGGCGCTGGTGGTCAAGTCAATGAAGCGGGTACTTATTTACTTAATACGACATATTCGTCAGCAGTTGCAAGTACAACAATTCAACTTTACTTTCAACGTCCATTAGCTATCAATTCAGGATTTGTTCGGGTAAACACAAATTCAAATGGTACGCCTGTTTATCAGGGTGGATTAGATTATCCATTGTCTGTTTTGGACTATGGGCAATATCAAATGATTGGACTGAAGACACTTTCAGGGCCTTGGCCTAAAGCGTTCTACTACCAACCAACAGAAACATTGGGAAATATCTTTGTGTGGCCTAACCCATTTCAGGGTGAAATGCACTTGTTTGCAGACACATTGTTCACAAGATATGCAACGCTAAACGACACAATGATTCTTCCGCAAGGGTTTACCAATGCTTTACGTTGGCTACTTGCAGAACGACTCATGCCCATGTTCGGCAAAATAAACGGCACACAATTGCAAATGATCGGAGCATACGCTGCTCAGGCAAAGTCAGAACTCAAGCGAACAAACATGAGACCTCCTCCAGTTTCTAGGTACGATGAAGTGATTACTTCTAGTCGGTCGAGGGACGCAGGCTGGATACTTTCGGGGGGTTTCTTCAGGTGACTTTTTCCGCTATAATATGGTTGTACTTTAAAGGAGTAAACCATGTACACAAAAGAAGAAGTAATTGAAAGAAAACGTGCAAGAGATAATGCGGCATATGCAAGAAAAATTGGAAGACCTGTAGGAAATGCAGGAAGACCAGCAAACACAGCAGATGTGTTGTGGTCAAAGGTAGATAAAAAAGGCGAAGATGAATGTTGGAATTGGAATGGTTATAAGAATAATGAAGGCTATGGTAGGACTTGGATAAAAGATCAAGGTTACTATGCACACAGAGTTATTTTTAATTTAGCTTTTCCAAATGTAATTGAGTTAAATGCTCCTAAATCTACGGATGATGTTGGTTTTTTATTGCACACTTGCGATAATCCATCATGTTGTAATCCGAAGCATTTATGGGTAGGTAATCATGCAGATAACATGGCTGATAAAGTTGCAAAAGGCAGATCACCTGACTTTAGTGGCGATAAAGGCCCAAGAGCCAAATTGTCTATGTCTCAAGCAAAAGAGGCAAGGCAATTAAAGAAAAATGGGATTAGTGCAAAAGATTTAGCAAAACAATTTGGTTTAAGCCTATCAAGCATGAAAACATTGCTAAGAGGCGATTCATACAAGGAATAAAATGGCATCAACAACATTCGTCAATTATCAAACAGTCATAGACGCTGGGTGGCTCAATGATGTCAACTCTGCGGTCTATTCTGGCACGTTCCAAGCATCTACTATTACGCCTACAAACGTAACTTCTACTGGCGCTATTTCTGGCGCTACAGTTGCGGGAACTACGTCTGTAACGACACCTATTGTTAAAAGTGGTACATCTTTAACTCTGCAAACTAATGGTTCTACTGCCGCACTTACTTTAGACACAAGTCAAAACGCAACATTTGCAGGAAAAGTAGCTTCAGCGGGTTCTTTGCAATTAGCAACAAATGGTACGACTACTGCGGTAACAATAGATACAGCACAAAACGTAGGTGTAGGAGTTACGCCTAGTGCTTGGAGTGGCGTTAAAGCAATTCAAATTTTTGATGCTACTTCTGGTGCTTTTTCTGGAAGCGGTTATGTAAGTTATACAAGTTCAAATTGTTATTATGTTGGTGGAACTTGGTATCGAGGCGGGGCTTCTTATGGTTCAAACCTTTACTCACAGTTTAATGGGCAACATAATTGGAATATAGCTGGTTCTGGTTCAGCGGGTAGTGCTATATCTTTTACCCAAGCAATGACACTAGATAGTAGTGGTAATTTGACTGTTCCAGCAATTTACACAAATACAACAGCTTCTGTCACTTATGTTGCTGTAAGTTCTGCTGGTCTTTTACAAAGAGGTGGCGTTTCTGCTTTGAAATATAAACAAAATGTTCGAGATTTAGAAAGCATTGATATTTCTAAATTTAGAGCTGTACGTTATAACTCAAAATGTGAAAATGACGATCAAACAAAAGATCATTTTGGTTTTATTGCAGATGAAGTATTGGCAAATGGATTAACTGAACTTATTACTTATGGTGAAACTGGAGAAGTTGAAGGTTTCCAATATGAACGTATGTGTGTTGTTTTGTTAAAAAATGCTCAAGAACAACAATTATTAATTACAAATTTACAAACTCAAATAACCGCATTAAAAGATAAGGTGGGCGCATGAACCAACTAATAACACTTTTAAAAAACAAGACTGTTCAATGGAGTTTGGTAATTACTGTTTTATCTGTTTTGCAAGGCTTTGTAATGGAATTCCCACTAACTCCAATCCATCAAATGATTGCTGGAGTGACAATTTCTGTTAGTGTAGTTCTTCTTAAATTTTTGGAAGGCGTATAAATGCCAGACTTTGGATTTGTTGGAGCAGCGTATCAAGCACCATCAATCTACCAAGATGCTCAAGAATGTATCAACTGGAGACCTGAAGTTGATCCTACTAAGCCTCAAGGTGATAGAGGGGTAGTTGCGCTTTATCCAACGCCAGGACTGACTACAAAGATTGTTTCTCAGAACCAACAAGAAGTCAGGGGATTGCGGACTCTTTCAGGTGGCTCACAATGTATGGCGGTGGTCGGGCCATATGTGTACGTTATTTCCTCTAACTTTACTCCGTCATTGGTCGGTCAACTCAGGACTACTACTGGTCGTGTTGGCATATCTGATAACGGAGTGAACGTCTATATTGTTGACGGATCGTATCGTTATACATGGCGCATTTCTAACCCTGGAGTAGCGCAGTTAAATGGGTCTATTTCAGGTACAACTTTAACTATTAACAATTTACAGACTGGCGCATTGGCGGTTGGTCAACAAGTGTTTGGAATCGGTGTAACTCCTGAAACTGTGATTGTTTCAGGTAGCGGTACAAGTTGGACTGTTAATATTTCTCAGACTGTAGCTTCTGAGGCGATGAACACGGCAGCTGCGGGTGCGATTGTCACAGGCTCATTGGGGTCTGGAACGCTAACTGTAACTGCGGTCTCGTCTGGTACTTTGTATGTTGGACAGACTGTGCAAGGCACATCAGTTACTGCAAATACTGTGATTACGGCTCTTGGTTCAGGCATAGTATTGTCTGGTTCTGTATCTTCTGGGGGCACAGGATACGCAATAAATGATACTGTGACTGTGGTCGGTGGTACTTATTCTCAACCAGCTACTTACGTTGTGACTTCTGTATCTGCTGGAGTTGTAACTGGAATTAGTCAAACATCTGGTGGAGTTTATACGTCTAACCCTGTAAGCCCTGTAACGACTTCTACAAGCGGTGCGGGAACTGGTTTGGTATTGGCTCTGACTTTTGGTACAGGAACTGGAGGAACTGGAACATATACAGTTTCGGGGTCGCAGACTGTAGGCTCTGAGACTTTATATGCTCTTAATTTTTCTGTACTGCCAACATCTGACGGAGCGTTTAGCGGTGCAGATGTGGTGGACATTGTGGACAATTACTTTGTCTATAACTATCCTGGCACACAGCAATGGGGGGCGACTAATGCGTTGTCTCCTATTTCTCCGCAATTGTCTTTTTCGTCTAAAGATGGCTCACCTGATAATCTAGTTTCTATTATTGTTGACCATAGAGAGATTTATTTGTTGGGCGAGACTTCATCCGAGGTTTGGGTGGATGTAGGTGCGTTTCCTTTCCCATTCCAAAGAATACCTGGCACAAATACTCAGCATGGAATTGTGGCTAAGTTTTCTGTATCTAGGATTGGTGACTCATTTGCTTATGTCTCAAGGGATTTGAGAGGACAAGGCACGATTGTAATGATGAACGGGTACACACCTACAAGAATTTCAACTCATGCTGTAGAGAACACTTTAGTCAATCAATACATTGGAGATGCAATTGCTTGGACGTATCAGCTAGAAGGTCACGAGGTTTACGTTGTATCGTTTCCTACGCTTGATTTGACATGGGCATTTGATATTGCAACTGGTCTGTGGCATAAATGGCAATGGGTGGATAATTCTAATGTCTATCACAGGCACAGGGGTAATTGTGCGACTCAGTTTCAAGGCATTGTTTTGGTTGGAGATTGGCAAAACGGAAAGATTTACCAACTAGACCCTAGTAATTACACAGACGATTCACAAGAGATTAGAAGACTAAGACGTACTCCTCATTTAACGACTGATCTGCAAAGACAGTATTTTGATGAGTTGCAGATACAGTTTCAGCCAGGTGTAGGTTTACAAGGGAATAAGACTAAGCCTAATACCAATGCAACTGCGGGAATTGCAATTGCTGGGTTTGCGGTAGCTGGAGGGTCGTACATTGCGCCTCCTGGAGTAAATCCACAGGCAATGCTCAGGTGGTCAAATGACGGAGGTTCTACTTGGTCTAACGAGCATTGGACAAGTATCGGTGCTATTGGTGCTTATCAGAACCGAGCCAGGTGGAGAAGACTTGGATGGTCAAGGGACAGAGTGTTTGAAGTTGTGGTGACAGACCCAGTCAAAGCGGTTATTATTTCTGCCAACTTAAAAGCAAATGTTGGGGATAATTGATGAACAATACCTACGGCTCACCACAAAATAACCCTTACCCACAGACGGAGTTTTTAGACGGAACGACTAAGAGACCGACTAGGGCATGGCAACAGTTTTTTATTAATTTGTTAAATTTCAGCAGTTCAAGTACAGCAACTCAGGGGTCGGGGAAACTTCCAGCTTCACCTGTAGGCTTTATAAATGTGACTGTTAGCGGTAAGCCTTACAAAGTGCCTTACTACAATCCATGAGGTAAAAAAATGTACACAGTAGACGATCAAGGCAATGTTATAGATTCTAATAGTGGTGCTTTTATTGGCAACACTAGTCAAGGCTATTCTGTTGACGACAATGGTAATTTGAATACCAGTAATGTCGTTACCGATGGTTCTAGTGCTTTCTCTGGAAGCAATTTGACCATGCCTAGTGGTTCAAACTTATCTAGTCTTGCAAATGGTGTTTTGGGTGGTGCTAATTCTCTTAGCGGTGCAATTGGCAATCAAAACCTTGCAGGACTTGCTGGAGCGACTTACCTTGGTAACGCACTTAAGAACTCTGCTAATAATATAGCGGGTGCTGCAACAACCAACGCTGCGAATATTGGTGCAAACGCACAGCAAAATATTGCTAATCTACAGAATCTGTATGGTCAGCAAACCCAACAATACAACCCTTACATCCAAACTGGAAACCAAGGTAACGCAGCTCTGCAACAGAATTTGCCTTACTTGTCTAGTCAGTTTACAAATGCAGACCTTAATTCTCAATTAGCTCCTAATTACCAATTTCAATTACAACAAGGTCTAGGTCAAGCGCAAAACGCTGCCAATGCAACTGGTGGATTGGTTGGAGGCAATGCGCTTCAGGGTTTACAAAACTACGCACAAAACTATGCCCAAGGTGCATATCAAAACGCTTTCAACAATGCTCAGTCGCAAAAGCAAAATATCTACAATACTCTTTCTGGCATAGCTGGAATTGGTCAAAACGCTCTTGGGGCGCAGTCTAATCTTGTTAGTAACTTGGGTACTAACGTATCTAATATCAGTACAGGCGCTGCTCAGAACCAAGCGCAACTTGGATTGTCCGCTGCTCAAGCTGCTGCTTCTGGTACGACAAACGCTGCCAATGTTTACTCTAATGCTTTAAACCAAACTGCAAGTAACAATACTTTGGCTGCTTTGTTAAACAAGCCTGGGGCATCTAGTGGCGGTTCTAGTGGCGGTTCTAGCAATCCTATTTCTGCAATTACCAATCCTATAACTCAAGCAGCAAGTGGAATTGGTGGATTAGTAAGTGGGGTTGAAAGTGCATTAGGTGCGGTCGGTAGCTTCTTTGGCTTATAGGAATAATTATGGCAACATTTGCAGTAGACACTTCTTTCTTAAACCAACCAGCGCCTAAACAACAAACATTAGGTGATTTGGTGAATATGGCTGGTGGTATACAGAATTACCAACAGGCGCAACAGTTAAATCCTGTTCAACTGGAAAATGCCCAAAATGTTTTGCAACAGAATAAACTTGCATTGCAAAAGGCTCAAGCACTTACACAACCTGAAATTGAAGCAGGAAAATCAAAGGCTGAACGTGAAGTTTATGAAACTAAACAGAAATATGCTAATGAATTGAATGATGCAATGACAGGAATGATTCAAAGCAAATCAATTCAAGAAGGAGATGTGAACGGATTTATTGCTCATGTAGCAGATCAACGTGATCGTTTGATAGATCAAGGTATGCCAAAACATATTGCTGAAAGAGAATTTTCTAAAGTAATAAGTGCTGCAGTTGATCCCAAAAAAGGTTTAGATTTTATTAAACAAAATTTAGAAAATACACAAAGGTCACAAATTGGCGCACAAGGAAGACAAGCTTTAATTACTCCTCAAGCTGGAACAATGCAAGGTCAACCTGTTGGTTTTGTCCCTGGTACAAATACTTATGTTCCATCAACAATTCAAGGTGAAAATGCGCCTGTACCAAATCAACAACAAGGGCAAGTCGCTCCTGTAAATTTAAATCAACCTAATAATTTAGGTATAAACTTAGATTACCCTATTCGTAGTCAAAATCAGGCTTATGCTCCATCTCCTCAAGAAGTTGTTGATCGTACAAATGGACAGCAATTTAAGAATTCATTAATTGAAAGAAGAAAAAATCTTGTTACTGATAAACGCAATCTTGATGAAGCATCTAACATTGTTGATGAACTAGAAAAAGATTGGTTGCCTACAACTGGAGTTGGTGGTGCAATCACACGAGGAGTAACAGGATTTTTAGGTACTGAAACAGGTATTAAATACAAACAATTATCTAAAGATTTGGCAAGAATTCAATTAGATAATGGTGTTGCCACACAAGGTGAAGGTTTTAAAGATACTGCAACTGGAATTAAATTAAAAGGCATGGCAAGTGGAGACGAAACTTATCCTCCACAAGTTTTGAAAAATATATTAAATCGTACTTATTCGGATGTAACAAATTTGGATATGCAAGCTCAAGCAGCTGATAAATTTGCTAAACGCTTTGGGGATTCAAATATAAATACATTTAAACAATTGTGGTCAAAGAACGCTGATTCTAATATTTTCCAAATTATGAATATAGCAAAAGACAATAAAATGTCTTCTGAAGAAAAACAACAAATGACCAATCAATTGCTTGGCATTAGTCCTAAAATGACTCCAGAACAACAACAAAAAATTCGTCAAGACTTTAATACTAAATATCAGAATTTGCAAAAATTAACAAATACTGGGACTCTCTAATGGATGATGTCAGTCAACTTATTTTAGGTGGTCAACCTCAGATTCAAAAGTCTCAGGTTCAGCAAAGTCCACAAAGTGCTTTTACTGAACAAGAAATTGATAATCTTGTTAAAACTGAAAGCAGTAAAAACCCTTACGCTATTAATAAAGAAACCAAAGCAATGGGTTATGGACAATTTACGCCCGAAACTTTGGCTACTTTACACAAACAAGGTATTAAGTTTGACCCGTTTGATGAAGCTCAATCAAGAAATGCAATCAAAACGTATTTGGGTAATTTGGTTGAGCAAACTGGTAGCAAAGAAAAAGCTCTTGCTGCCTATGGCGGTTTTAAAACAAAAGACCCGTCTCAATACATTAATAAAATATTAACTTCGCAACAAGCTCAACAACCTGAGCACGATGATGTTAGTAGTTTAATAATGAACGCTACTCCTATTGCAGAAAAACCTCGTCAAATGAACGCTGGTGAAAAAATGTTCCAAGATCGCATGGACTTTTTAAAGAAAACTGGTCAAGGTCTTGCTGGTTTAGCGGATGTAACTGTTGGTAATGTATTGCCTGGAATAGCTGGGCCATTAACATACAATATTGCTAGAGCTTTAAAACAAAATGAACAACAGGCAAAAACAAAAGAATCTCAAATTGTTAGTGGTCTTGAAAAACCATTTGGTAAAACTTTTGGAGTTACTGAAACACCAGCTTATCAAAATGAAGCATTGTCACAAGCTACTAGATTTATTGGTGAAAATATCAATAAAGGTGCTAAATGGATTTCAGAACAAACTGGAATTCCAGAAGGTGACGTTCAAAGTTATATAAATACAGCAACTTTAGCGGTTGGCGCACCAGCTGCTAAACTTACAAAAAAAGCAGTTTCTTCTGTAGCTCAAAAAGCAATTTCTTTAGGAACAGAAGGTCTTGATACTTTGCGTGGATTTAAACAAGAATTACCAAAGTCACAACATTTTGAAGCTCAGATTCCTCCTAAAGTATCTCCTGGATCAGCAGGAGCAGCAGCTTATAATTCAAATCCCTATTCATTAACTGGTGAAGAGTTGGCTAGAGATGGGGCTTACCCAGTTGTTAAACTCAGCAAAATGGCTAAAGCAGTTGGGAAAAACGAACAAGCACAAAGAGCTTCTATTGCTTCTGAAATTACTAATAATGGTTCAGTAAGACCTGGTGTTGCATCTGGAGAAGAGCAAACTTTGCGTAATGAATATGTTAAAGCTAAATCTTCCAATCAAACTCCTGAAGGAGATTTAATTAGACAACAACTTGCAGATGAACAAAATGGTTTGTCCAATTATGCTCAAAAAATTGTTGACGAAACAGGAGCAAGTCCAACTTTAACGACTCCTGAAAAACGTGGTCGTTTGTTAAATGATACGTTTACTGGCCCTGAAGGATTGTCAGGACATTTTAAACAAGAAAAAAATCGTATTTATGAAGAAGCTAGAAAAAAACAAGGTGATAATCCAATTGAAGCCACAAACTTTGAAAATTTAATTAATTCACCAATATTTAAAGCAGAATTAAAATTAGGTCAAGTTCCTGATTTTTTGCCAGGTGTAAAAGAATTATACGATTTGCATAAAGAATCAGGTCTTCCATTGGGTGAAAAAAATGGTGTTTTAGATATAGCTAAACCTGGTTCACTTGCTGGACTAAATGGTCTTTCGCAATATATAAATAAAAGTTATAGTCCACAAACTAAATATTACATTGGTAGAGTAATGGATGCTCTTAATGAAGATATTGCAAAAGCTGGTGGTGAAGGCTTATATCGTCAAGCCAAAGATTTACACATTGCTGAAAAATCTTTATTTGGTTCTAAAGGAATAAAAACATTATTTGGTGAACTTGATAACAATGGTGTTCAAACTGCCACACCATTAGAAAAAATTACCGATAGATTAAACAATATGCCTCCAGCAGAATGGAGACATATTTATGATTTAGCAGAACAAATGTCTAATGGAAAGATTCAAGGTAAAGATTTTCAAATACCCATTCCAAAAGAATTACAACAAGCTGCAACTCAAGCAAAAAATGAAATGCTTGGAAGTATTGCCAGAGATGTGTATCAAGCTGGTGCAGATAAAATGGGAGAATGGAATTACAATTCAGCTAATAAAGTATTAAATTCACATTCAGACAAAATTGCTTATGCTTTTGACCCTGAAATACAACGAAAGTTTCATGTTTTAAATTATGGTGGACATTTAATGCCTGCAAAACATCCTTATGAAGGAGGTGGATTGCAACTGGAAAGAGTTGGTTTATTACAAGAAAAATTACCTCAAATTGGTGAAGTTGTAGGAGCATTTAAAGGTGGGCCAATTGGTGCATTTGCTGGTCGTAAAACTGGTGAGGCAGTTCAAGCAAAAATGACTAATAAAGATTTGCAGAAAAAAGCAAAGTCTTTAGAAAAAGAAATGAAAAACTTATCTGATCTAGGAAAAACAAAATGAGTTATTTACTTTCACCTGTTGGTAATGGCGTTGCATTTTTTAACAACGTAGGCATACCCTTATCTGGAGGGCAGATCAACACTTACCAAGCTGGGTCTACAACTCCACTTACAACATACACAGATTCAACTGGAACTGTAGCCAACTCAAATCCTATCGTTTTAGGGACAAGTGGCAGACCTCCAAACGAGATTTGGTTAAACAGCGGATATTCATATAAGTTTGTCTTATCTGATGCTTCAAGTAATGTAATAGCGACATATGACAATTTATATGGTATTCCAAGTTCTACGTCTTCAAGTTCTACTTTGCCTAGTGGATCAATTATTCTTTGGTCAGGCTCTATCGGTTCTATTCCTAGCGGATATTATTTATGTAATGGCTCAAATGGCACACCAAATCTACAAGATACATTCATTGTCGGTGCAGGAAACTCTTATAGTGTCAACGCAACTGCTGCAGTATTTAGTTCAGGTTCAAGCGCACCTAATTACTATGCTCTTTGCTATATTATGAAGTCATGACCATGAGCGATATTGACATGTTCAAATATGGTCAGCTAGTAGCGACTGTAGAAACTCTTGAAAAAAAGATTGACAAATTAGAGGCATCTGTTTGTCATTTGGTTGAACTTGCCAATAAATCAAAAGGCGGGTTTTGGGTGGGCATGATTGTGGTATCTGCAATCAGTTCTTTTGTTGGTTTTATTGTCCATTACCTAACGGGGAAATAAAATCGACCCCTTTACCCTTGCAATGATGGCTTTCTCTGCTGTAAAAAGCGGAGTGGCTGCCTATAAAGAAATAAAATCTACTGGTGGTGAAGTAGTCAAGATTGTCAATGAGTTGGGTGGTGCGCTTGGTAGTTTCTTTGACCATCAAGAAAAAGCGCACAAGGAAGCAGAAGAACAGAAAAAGAATCCTCCCAAGGGTAAGTCTTTACAGGCAATTGCATTAGAGAATGTACTGCGTAGAAAGCAATTAGAACAAGCTGAGTACGATTTAAGGCAGATGTTGGTGTATGAATCCCCGCCAGAACTTGGTGCTGTATGGACAGAATTTGTAGCGGAACGTCAAAAATTAACGACAGAACAAGCAAAACATAACGCTATATTAAAAAAAAAGAACAAGCTAACGAAAGAAGAAGAGCTGAACGGCTGGAGAAATGGAATATTAGAATTGCAATTTGTGTTGCGGTCTTGGTGGTCATCCTCACATTTGCAGTATTAATGTATGAGATTAATCAAGATTACAAAAACAAGAAAAGCGGACAGGACTGGCACATTATGTTTATGAAACACTATTATGACGACTCAATAAACGCAGAATGTGAGCATTTATTTAGACAGACAGGCTATTGGCCTAAATATTGTAAGGACTGACATGGATTGGATTAAAACGATTGAACAACTAGCACCGACTATTGCTTCAGCATTGGGTACTCCAGTAGCGGGAATGGCGGTATCTGCGCTTGAATCTGCGCTGGGCATGAAGTCTGAGGACATCCAAAAGAACATTGAGGACAGTAAATTAACTGCCGAGCAAGTTGCATCTATACAACAGGCTGAGATTGCGTTAAAAGCTAAAGCGCAAGAGTTGGGTTTGAACTTTGAACAATTAACAACCCAAGACCGAGCATCTGCAAGGGATATGCAAACTAAACTACATTCAATTGTTCCGCCTACATTGGCCATATTGGTTACTTTGGGGTTCTTTGGAATACTGATAGGTCTTATGACCGAACAATTTAAAACGTCAGAAGCATTGATGATTATGCTTGGCAGCTTAGGAACTGCTTGGACTGGAATAATTGCCTATTATTTTGGGTCAACACTAGGCTCACAAAACAAAGACATAATGCTTCACAATTCAATACCAAACACAAAATGATTAATTCAAGAAACTTAGATGATCTCCTACCGCAAGTTAAAGCAAGAGTTGAAGATTTTATTAAGGCTTGTCAGCATAATGGCATCGACATCTTGGTTACTTCTACATATCGGGATTATGAAAGTCAAGATGCTCTTTATGCTCAAGGGCGCACAACTGAGGGCAAGATTGTCACAAATGCAAGGGGAGGTGACTCTTTTCACAACCATCGTTGCGCTGTGGATATTGTGCCTGTGGTTAATGGCAAACCAGACTGGAACGGAAGCCATCCAGTTTGGGCACAGATAGGGCAACTTGGAGAAGAATCAGGACTGGAGTGGGCTGGTAAATGGAAATTATTTAAAGAACTGGCGCACTTTCAGTACACAGGCGGTTTAACAATAGAAGAACTTAAAGAAGGCAAGGTAATAGCATGAAGAACTTCAAAATTGAAGGCAAAGAATACAAGTCACCCAAATCACATTATGTGGTTTTAAGGGAGCATGAAAAGAAAACTGAACACGAGTTGCACAGACTAGAAGACAAACTCAAAAAGCATGAGAATTTGCCTATGGAAAAGGCACATCCGATTAAATAAGACTATTCTTGTAGTCTATATAGGTTTGGGGTAGAGGCACATTATCAGGCCACAAATTAGCTTCAATTAGCCAGTAAACTGTTTTCAGGTGCGCTCTATCCCAGAGCCTTTCACGTTCTTTCTTGCTGTAGATAGAACCTTGGTCTAAATCCATGTGGCAAACATGGCATAGGGCAGCGATCATATTGTCGTCTGCTTTTATAGCTCTACCTTTGCCATGCGCTCCTTGATTAGAGTGTGCGCCAACAATCGTGCCATCATCTATTCCACACATGGCGCAATTCAGATATTGGCAGTTATCCAATAGCTTACGGCTGCGGATATATTCACGTTTGGGATTTGGGTTCATTTATTTCAATTTCGTTTTGGGCGCACCAAGCATAGAGCCATTCCACAAACTGTGATGCCTGATCCTTAGTAAATTTACGAGATTGAAGACCGAGTTGCACAATCCGATGACTATCTAAGCTCGGTACGACTTTACCGCTTCTAAGCCCTGTTTCTGATGCAAATTGGTCTATTAAAAAACGCTTCCAACTCTCCTCATCCCATTTAGCTCCAAGATGTGTAGCATGATGGGCAATATCAGCAATTATTGCGTGATATAACCTGTTTTGGTCGTCTGATCTAACTGCATCCACAATTTCCATGTCGAGCTGTTTACCAGTTTTAAGCGCCTCTAAAACTTTAGGCCAAACTCTGACCATTAATGCTTTGGCTTGTTCTTCATTTTCTAATTTAAATTTCATGGTTTTGACAACATAAGTTTCAGCATACGCATTGCGCTTTCAACTGAATCAACCAAGCAAAACGGCCCGCCTTTCCAATTTTCAGCAAAGTCTAGTTGGTTCTCGTTAAACCCTTTTTTGCCATACGCACTATCAGGGTTCTTCACCTCCATAAGTAGAGTTTCTCCCTCATACCCCACAAGAAGATCGCATGGTTCTTTGATGTAATACACAAAAGCCCCAGCCTCACGAAGAGCCTTGACTATTTCTGCTTGATTCTCGTCAACTCGTGCTGCTCGTCTCATTTTTCTTCCTATGTATCGTATTTTTTACATCTTCAGCCAAATTTGCAAATAATGCGTTACTTTGCATCTTCTGACGTACTGCATCCCTGATGTATTCTACCCAGCCAGGTTGCATTGCAAGGTGAGCGTACAGCTCTACAATCTCATCGTACATTTGTTCAAAAGGCTCATCCATTGACAATCCACTTTCTCATTTCGTTTGAATTGCGGTAGCCAATCGACTTGTAGAACCTTGGCGCAAGAACACGCATCTCTGGGGGCAGTCTAGGTAATCTATCTGCTACAGGGTATTTAGTCTCTTTTAAAACAGTTCCCTCTGGCCAAGGCGGTACTGGTTGCCAAATTGTTTTAATTTCCACGTCTTATCTCCATAATTTTTTGACGGATATGTTCAGGCATAGGTACAGCTTTTGCCTTTTCTGCATCTAGTTTAACAAGATAAGGGTCACGTTCCTGAACCATTGTAGAGACTTCAGGTATTTCAGCTCCATCCCAACGCTGTTGGTTTAAGTACACAAGGGGCGCTGGAATAAACGCTCCGTTGTCTTTGCGCCAGTCATTTGTGGTCTTCATCCACTCGACGTGTTTGATTATTTGATCGGCACACGCATCACAATAGTATTTCTGCCATTTTTTTAAACATTCTGACTTGCCTCCTTTGCGTGAACTACGAGGCCAGGCTTTCCAAAAATCTTCAAATGTCATTATTGCACCTTTATAAGTTTCATACCATATTCATTAGGTTCATTTGGTATTATTAAATCTTTTTTCTTAATTAGTAAGTTATGTTTAAAAACGTCAAAATCAACTCTATGATGCCAACGTCCATAACGATATACAAGACTAGCTAAATCTGGATGCCTGTCAACTAACATTTGTGATTTAGTAATAGTTCCGTCTTTTTGATAATCTTCAGTATTGCCGCCTTTAAGTTTTTGCGTTCCCATTTTATTCTGCAAAAAAGCATTGAATAAAACAGTACACCAGCCGTTTTGCAGTATTCTTATAGATAAATCTACATCTTCGTTGTATCGCAGCTCCCAACGCAGATCCAAGTCGTTCCTGATCAATATACAACTGAAGATTCTAGTGTTTAATCTAAAAGCAGGTTGTATTTCTCTAGCAACTGTAAAAAATCTGTATTGAAAACCAGCTTGACCAATGTTTTCATATCTATTTACAAAATCCTCGGCTGCTCGAAAAATTGCACCAGAAAGACAATTTATTTTTTTGTTGTAATTTAAACGCACAAAACCGTCAATATTGTCGTCAAGAATCCAATGATATTTATGTCCTTCAGAAATTGCGTGTTCCCAACACCAATTACGAGCAGGAATGCCTCCAAGTCCTAGGTTACTAAAAGGTAATACAAGAATTTTTTTAGAATCTATTACTGCTGCATAAGCATCATATTCTTGTGGTTCTATTACAATTCTGTAAGCTGTTTGCATTTTTTCTAATGCTTTACTTGTATACCTAGAATCAGCTCTACCTTTAGAAATTATATAAATTGGATATTGTGGTTCATTCTGCATCAACATAAACGACCCTATCTTCATCTTTCTTCACAGGAAATAAAACAGATTTAGTTTTAAAACTTATTCTTTGCCCTATAAGTTCAGAAAATGCGTTTATATCTTCTGTTGTTTCAAAATTAACTTGAACTGAAAATATAATTTTTTTGTCTTCTTGAATAAATGAAGGCATACCTTTCCATTCAGTAACCCAGTCAAATGTTTCTTCATCAAATAAATCTTTCATTTTTCAAGCCTTTCACGTTCTTTTTGAGCAATTAATGTAGCAAATTGAACTAAAAATTTATTGACTTCTTTAACTTGCACGTCAGGATTCCAAATTTTGAACCAAGTATTACTATTTAAATATGCTTGTTCGATAACTTCAAAAACATCATTTTCATTCATTTAGAAACTCCATAGGTTATGCTAGGGTGAATAGTATTCACTCTTCTCCAGCATTGTTGTTTAACATTATTCATCTTAATTAATCTTCTAAAACAAAAAACGCCCAAGTGCGCTTGACGAGTTTATTCGCTTATACATAAGACCTAGTTTTCACCTGAGTTGTCTTATGCTTTACCGATACCTAAACTAAGTTCGGTCACGTTTTGCACCCGGGTGTATAGGTGTGCGGTGTTTTCTTCCAAGCCATCCATTCAAATGCGCTGCTATCGTGTGGAGTACGATTACATTGAACAAACAAAAAAGCCACTTAAAAAAGTACCTTGGTCGAACTCCCCTCGTTTTTCACGTCAGGGACAAGATACTTATCTAAGTGGCTAAGTCATTGCGTTCGACTGCAATAGTTTCAATTATATCCTAATTTATAACATCAAACCATTCAGGTCGCAAAACTCTTAACTGAAATACTCTTAATTTAGGTATTTGTTGCCAATTATTAACAGCTTGACGTTTTATGCCAAGCAATTTAGCTAGTTTGGATGGTGATCCTGCTTTTTCTATAAAATATTGTTTGTCCATGTTGTTTATTGTACACATTTATTTACATATTTTAATTATTTTACTATTTTTGATGTTTTTCTGCACTATTCAGTAAATTATCGTTTACACTTCATTCATCAGCACAACGCTGATACTTCATTAGATAAATTAAGGACACATTATGAGTAATAGAAGTTATTTTGAAGAAGACGATGACATTAGAGAACTCAAAGCGCAAGACTTTTGGGAAGCTCGTCGATACAACATTCTGAGAGCAAATCCAATATGCTCAGACCCCGATCATCCTGGTTGCGACAATTGCATGGGGGACGAAGATGACAATTAAATTTTTCTACACCGGCAACGAAACAACTCGTACGTTTCCTCGCACATTAGCTGAGGCATTTCCCGCAACCCCACAACCCAATTTCGAGGATGATATGGATAACGAAGATAAATTAATCTGTTTGATTTGCGTAATCATGTTTGTGTTTACATTTACTTTAATGTTTTTGGGGGTTGTATGACTATCAACGACTTACTCAAACTTAACGTAAACGACCATACAGAGAAAAAAGGACAACTAACATACCTATCATGGGCGTGGGCATGGGCAAAAGCACTAGAAGCTGATCCAGGCGCTACATGGGACGTACAAATGTTCAACGACAAGTGTTTCATGGAAGTTAACGGAACTGCTATGGTGTTTGTCACAACTCAGTTATTTGGCAAACAAATGACTTGTCAACTTCCAGTAATGGATCACAGAAATAAGGCAATCATAAACCCTGATGCGTTTCAGGTTAATACTGCAATTATGCGATGCATGACAAAATCATTGTCATTGCATGGTCTTGGTCTATACATTTATGCTGGTGAGGACTTGCCCCAAGGTGAAGAACCTGAATCTTCTGTCAATGAGTCAGAAATGGCTGACTATATGGCTTTGTTTGAAGAATGTGTATCAATTGAAGCATTACAAAAAGCATTTGTGCAGGCAATTGCTGCAACAGATGGTGACAAAGATTGGCAAAAGAAACTTATAGGTAAAAAAGACGAGTGCAAAAAGAAACTTGGGGGTTTCAAATGACAAATAAAACTATTTTAGTTACAGGTGGCGCTGGTTTTATTGGTTCTCATTTGTGTTCAAAATTAATTGAAAATAATTGTTTTGTTTATTGTGTAGATAATTTATCAACTGGCTCAAAAAAAAATATAAATCATTTATTATCATTTGAAAATTTTAAATTTATTGAACATGATATTACTTGCAGTTTTGATTATGATAAAAAAATTAATGAAATTTATAATTTAGCTTGTCCAGCATCACCTATACATTATCAAAAAGATCCTATAAAAACAATAAAAACAAATGTATTAGGC